TCAAACTGTCTTTTTCTGACCGCCGACAACAGGAACAACCACCACTTTTCTGTCATACCGGGCTGTTTGAGTGATATTTTTATGCCCCGATATTTTCTGTTTTTCTGACAGTGGTCCATCGAGATCTGAAATACCTTTAGCCTTCAAATCATGAAAGGTGAAGTTAAAATTCAGGTGCGGGAATTTTTTAGCTGCAGCCTCTTTGGCCTTTCGCCAGCGAGTGTTGAAACCATCCCGTGTATACCCGGATCCTCTGGATTGATGAAGTACATAAATACTGCTGATACCAGAATCAAGGGGGAGAGTATTACTCAGGTTTATAGCTGCATGCAGGCGCTCCGTCCATGCCTTTATTTGTGCTACACCTGTTTTTCCCTGCTTAATGTAAATACCATCCTCTGTTAATTGCGAATAAGTTAATGCCAAAACATCAGCTTGCCGGGCTGCGCAGAGATACGCTATTTCCATTGCTATCCTGACAATTACAGGGGATACGGAATAGAGCGCATTATATTCATCATCTGTAATATAGCGATCCCTGGCTTGCTCCTTGAATTGCCGCACACCTTTACATGGATTGCTTTTTACCAGTCCGCGCTCATAACCCCAGCCAAAAACACGGGATAGCAGCGTTTTTTCCCTGTTTGCCTGTGTCGGGCTTTTAGTGCCGCGCTTATCCATATATTTACGGATATGCTCAGGCTTTATATTATCAGGCTGCATTTTCCCGAATACAGGTAATAGCTTGCCGGAATATTTACGATAATCTTTCTGTGTTTCCGGTGACAGGTTAGTAAAGTCGGCGGAAATGAAAAATGAGTTAAACAATGCTGTCAATGTTGCCTCATTTTTCTGATCGTCTATCAGTTTTTCGTATGCTACCCATACCTCAGCCTGAGTACATGAAAAATCACAAAGCCGGATTGTTTTGTTATCCTGAGTAATAAATTCAAAAGCAGATCTGCCCCGTTTAACCCGCTTTGGCATCCAGTTATCAGCAGGATTTTTCCTTTTCCTCCCCATAATTACATAGCTCCGAAGTCAGGTTCTTCTGATACCGGTAATGTCTGTCGTTTAGCCAGTGGACTGTTAAAATGCGTCCAGGTCGTTTTCGGGTATCCATCCGGCCGCTTTATAAAAAAGATACCGGCGCGCTCTAATACCTCACACTGCTTTGACGGGAATTGATAGCCGGTCAGTTCTATCATTTCGTCCGGGGTAATTACGTCACTCTCGTTTTTCATTTTGGTCTTGCCTCATCATCAATAAAATAAGAAGGTCGGCTGTATCGCATGAGCGTTTAATATCTGCCGGAGTGCATGGTCTGTTTTTTACACTCGCAGCCAGGTGGCCTAATTTAATATCAAAGTCGGTCAGTAATTGTTGTCCTGGTTGCCACGGTTCCATGATGTTTTCCCCTGTAATGGTATTGGCATCATGGTAATCACCGTGGCGGAATAAAACTGATTATGCTTAATCAACTTTTTGTCTGAGAAAAATCGGCCGAGATAATTTCATCAATCAGATAGCACTCTGAAAAAATACCCTTCACGGTCAGTGTTTCTTTATCCATCAGACAATTTTGCTCATCCGGATAAACGTAGCCGTAGGGCTGATATTCGCAGCTGGTGGCAGAGCAAATCAGCATGAACAATCCGTATATCATTTGCTTTCATCCTTCTGCTGCGGTTCGTTACGGGCCTCAATTTTCACCTGCGGAGGCAGGTCGTAATACACATCACACCGGCGGTCTGTATGGATGTAGCCGTGACTGCCGTCAGGGAACGTGAGCTTTACCGGCCGGTCTTTGTAGTGTTGGTGTTTTAGCATTGGTCTGCCTTATCGTGACATGTCACACTGAAACAAAGTGCCCGGTTGCCGGGCACCGTGGGTAATTACCGGACCATCAGTGAACGTTCACCAATTTCAATATGTGCACCGGGAACTGCAATACCGTTTTCCAGTGCCTCTTTGATGGCTTTTTTATCCGGTGACACGATGGTTTGTACATCAACGAGTGAATCAGGGATAAGTGATTCATCGTCAATGACTACTGATGCCCGACCTTTTGCCGCGGTAAATGTGTTTTTCACTGTTTTCAGTTTGTCCTGGCCGGATGCCAGTAAGCAGGTTAGTGCATATTTTTTCAGGTCTTTGGCCTGACGCTTAAATGACTTTTCACGATCCGCCAGGCGTTTGGCTTCTTCACCCAGCGTATTTGCCTGCCCTTCAAGGTTACGGACGTGGATCATAATCGCGTCCAGTTTATCGCCGAGCGCGCCTTCGATACCTTCCAGTGTGTCGGCTATATCTTCTGGGGTGAATTCACCGGTCTCTACCAGTCGTTGCAGCTTTTCATAGTCTGCGGCTAATGCGATTGCGGTTGTACTCATTGGTCTGCCTCTTGTTTTTCAGTCAGTGCGGTTAAACATTCATCTTCAATAGCTTTCAGGCGGCGCAGACGGCCTTCGAGGTATTTCTGATGTTCTTTATCGCCACGGGATTTGGCGTTGCTGATATGCACTGAAATTTCCCGTGACAGAGTGGATGCGATACCACGCAGCTCATTGGTCGTGACTGCCGTCCGCATAGTTTCCGTGTTGCGTTTAAATTTCTCGTCCAGCTCCTCGCGGATCCGGACGCTGTCCTCTGCGTTCTCGCTGGCCGCTTTGATTTCAAATTCCATTTTATTTTTGATGAGGTATTCAGGGTTATCGTGCATACCCATGAACACATCAGAAGAAAACCCGAGCATTGACAGCGCTTTTTTAATCGCGTCTGTCAGTGATTTTTTGATGACTTCACTATCAACTTTTATGCCGTATTGGGTCTGATAGCGGTATGGTGTCGCGCCGTAGCTTTCAAAATAACAGCTCTTGCCATCTTTGCTGCGGTACCAAAACTGGATTTTTATTGAATGATTTTGCTCGCAGAACAGAGAACCGTCTGCGTCACGCAGGTAACGCAGAGCAACCTGTTTGTTGTTTTCCAGAACAGGTTCAGTCAGCGGTTTGCCGTCCAGGAATTTTTCTTCAACCACCTCATATCCCCAACCTTCACCGATCGGTCCGAAAATTTCGGTAGCACGCATAAACATGTAGTTACTGTTAATGCTGGTACCCTGAAATCCCGCTCCCTCTAAAGGCTTGGTAAAGCGTGGATCTGTGCGCTGTACCTGCTTCCAGATACTCAGATTGTCCGTGTCTGCCAGAACCTCGGCAATCACTTCGGCGCGGCTGCGGAAGTCATCAGTAGCGGGTTCCTCGGCATGAGCCGGTTCCGGTGTTTGGGCTATGGTAGACGGTTCATCGTTGGCTGCTACTTCCGGAGCTGGTTTCTCTGCCGGTTTATCTGCTTTTTTAGTACGTGTGCGCCTGGTCTTTTCCTGCTTTGCTGCTACGGGTGGTTTATCTTCCGTAATATCCGGACCGGACCGGCCTGTTTCCTGGTCATGACTGCTTTCTGTCGGCGTCATGCCGATACGGTCAGCTACAAACTGTTTACGGGCTGCCGCATCGCTTATCAGGTCAGGTAATTCTTTTCCTTCACGTACGACAGCAAAGACTGTTTCACGCGGGATCTGCAGTGCAGTCGGGATAATACGGAACTCAGTAGACCAGCGCCGCCAGCTTTCATCTTCATCACTGATCAACTTTTTCGCAGCGGTAAGTTTGCTTGGCTGAATTTCCCATGGGTCAAAATTACCGGGAAGAAGGGCGAGGGCTATTTCCTGATCCAGTGTCGCGTAATTATGTTCAAAATTACGTTGCTTTTGCTCCGGGACAGGGAGTTGCCCGGTGGCCGGTTCTGCAGGGAACAGGTATTCTTCTGCCAGCTTCTGTGCTTCTGCTTCGGTAATACCATCCTGAGCTTTTTCCAGAACAGTATTTACCAGCGCTTCTAAATCCTGTTCATTCAGCAGGGAAACCGTGCGTGTGGCCGCGATACCTTTTGCAATATTCCGGATCTGCGGGTATTCATCACTTTCGTGAACAAAATCGACCGCTTTGCGGTACTCATTGCGGGTAAATTGTGTTTTTTCATACAGCATGATCGCCGCAATACGAACGACTGGTGCCGTTTTTGCAAACACTACCATTTCTTCTTCACGTTTCTGCCAGTCGGTACCGTTGAACTCGTACTCTTTGGCAAAATGTTCATCAAAACTATCGCCGGCCGGTGCTGGTTTGCCTGCCTGAGCTTCGCAGATTATTGGTGCCGCCACATCAAACTTCCCTGTATTTTCAGGATAAGTTTCCTCCAGCATCACGGTGGCCATTGCTCTGGCCATCTTCTCGGAATTGGCGGAAATTGTGATTGCAACAGTCACAGCACCGTCTTTAAGTGCCGAATCTATGGGATTAAATGCACAGATATAATTGGTCATTGGTCTTGCCTCTGGTCAGTAAGGTAATGCTTCGTCGTCTTTGGAAATAACTTTGCCCTCCAGGCATAGCAGCGCCTGGATACGATCTTCAAGCAGTCCTGATTTAACTTCTGCGTCAGCGAGAATCTTGTTTTGTTCTGCACGTAAACTCTCAATTTCGGCCTGAACTAAATCGAATTTGCTGATTGCGGGGACAGGTAATTCAAACTGGTGCTCGGCAACAGGAAAGCCCATGCCATCAGTCGCTTTGAATTTGTGGGTGAATACTGAATACGCGATACTTCCGTCAAACTGTTTTTGTGCATGGACGTAAAGCGTAACACTGAGAGTGTCAGGTTGTGCTTTCATAGCAACTCCTTTAAAATGATGTTTCCAATGATTCGTCATTGGTCTTGCCTCTTCTGACGGTTGGTCCCGTCAGCAGAACTCCGGATTAGCTTTGGTCGGCGACTCCGGGTAAAAGAACCCACCTCGGTGGGTTTTTTTACGTCTGAAATCCGGAGCCTGATTATTTACCCTCATCAGGCTGCTGAGGTTCCTGCATTCCGCAACGCAAGGAATCTGTGTATAATTCAGTCACCGCAACGTGTTTAATGAACTGAATTATGGATAATAAAAATCTGGAACAGCAATTAGATGCGCAGCATATTTTGTTAAAAGCTATTTTTAATGTGTTAACCTCAGAACAAAGGGAAGAAGTTAAACATCAAATTAGCCATTTAAGTCAGGCTGCAAGGTACCCTCACTTACTGACATCTTTCCAATCAGAAACAGCAATTGAAGACGCAGAAAAAGCCGCTTTGGATTTACTTCGCCTTATGTGAAGCTGTCTCCCAATTTGTAGTTACGGGCATTCGATTTAATCAGGGCCGTCATTTCTGCATTCATGGCGGCGTCATATTTGTTGATATCTTCAATTAATTTACGCCCTTCATGCAGTACCTTTAATCGCGTGTAGATATACGCTTCCGCCAGTATGTCCACTTTTTCTTTGATATCATTAAGGCTAGCTCCCGCCTCAATCATTTTAGGGATCATGCTCGTAGATAGGATGTTAACGTCACTCATTACAAAGCCAACGTAATCCTTTATTTCCTGCTCTCTGCTTTTGTTGCTATCGGTTTCTTTCATATAACCCCCGTTTTGATTAGATCCCCGTCTTTCCGGGGTGTCAGGTCGTCTTGCCTCTTCTGCCATCTTCGTGGCGTTATTTGTTTCCTGGTGCTGATGTAAAACTGTGAACGTTTATCCTGAATACCCGCTGTGGGGTTTTGATACCATAAACATTAGCATTGCTATTTTTACTATTCAATAGCATTGCTAATTATTTGAGGCAAAAAAAACGCCGCAATAATAGCGACGCTCATTAACTGGTTGATTTATTTATGCAAAGTCAATCATTCTAAAGGGGAGGGATTTTATAACTTTTCCGATGATGTGCAGATCATGGGTTTCACTTTCTTCAATGTAAAATGTTTCGTAAGCTTCATTATCAGATTTTACAGCAAGCCTGCGACCTTTTACACGCTGTAATCTTTTAATAAATAATGAATTTTCAAAGGTAAAAACATAAATTCCATCACTATCGAAAAAAGAGTTATGTGTGTCAACAAATACAACATCTTTTGGGTTGATAGCTGGCGACATGCTATCTCCACTGATGTTGATCATCTCTATGCCTTTCAAGTTTTTTCTCCCAAAGAGCTCGAAAACTTTTTCTGGTGAAAACTCGATTGACTTTATCGTGTCAGGAAAATCAGTATTAATAAAGCCGCCGGGACCAGCTTTTGCATATACATCCATTAGCCTTAATGTATTGATCTCATTGCTTGTGATGGTATTTATCTGGTGGGCGGAGTTAGCTTCGGAAGTAGTTCTTATATGTTCAAGCAGAGGCCCTATTTCCGGGTTTATTTCCTCAGGCTGAACCTGAAGCAAAGCAGAAAATTTCAATACGGTATCAGTATTTAGTGCGGTTCTGGCATTTAAGTACTGGCTGACAGCCGCTTGTGTATTAAACCCAAGGGCATCCGCAGCTTTTTCCTGAGTTAAGCCGAGGGATTCACGCTTTGCTTCCCAGATTGCTCGCAATCTTTGTGCCGCAGTTTTGTCTGTATCGGATATTTTTCTGTTCATACCATCCAGTTTATTTGTGTTGCTAATACTTTTCCAATAGCATTGCTATTGATCGTTTAAATTAGCGGTGCTAATATCAGGTAACCAAACTCACAGGAGGTTCTTATGAAATTAAGTGATTACCTGAAAAAATACGGAATCAGTCAATCTGAGTTCGCAAAAATTGTCGGCGTCACACAGGGCTATGTCAGCCAGGTGGTTGCGGGTAATTATTTTTTAAAAGGTAAAAAAGCCATTGATTGGGCGTCAAAAACCCAATGGTTTGTAACTCCTCATGATCTGAACCCGGATGACTATCCAAATCCACATGATGGAATTCCTACCGCTGAATCAGTATTACAGCAAGCCAGTTAAAAAACTGATTATTCATAATCAATTTCGCGACAGGAGACGCAAGATGATGAATAACAATCAAATAATTAAGGATGAGATTGAATTATGGGCGGCAGAAAAGGGACAGGAACATGTCGCAATCGAAATTAGTCGGGCACATTTTTTAATACTGCGTGGTGATAAACCGTCACGCCTGCACCCGATAGAAGACAGGGCCGGTAACGCGGACTGGAAAGCGATTAACAATAACAGGCAGCAAATTTTTCGCTGGCTTCGCGGTAATTCTCCGGCAGCAGACAGAAAATTCAGTGAGCTGATCCCGGCAATCAAAATTGCACTACCTGCTGACCGGTTGGCGCGGGTTAACGGGGATGAGTCAGTTAATTACCTGGCTTCCCTGGCAATCAAAGAATTTGCCGCGGCAATCAGCGAAACACTTTTAGGCAGTCGTGACATGTCACAGTACATATCAAAAGCAGTAACCGCATTAAATGCGATGCGCATGACCAGCGTATGAGAAAGAGGCAAAGACCAATGCTGAATACAACTGAAAAAATCACCTACCGCAATGGGTTTATGCATAACGGCATTCCCGCAGATATTGAAACCATACGCCCGATATTCGACGGGCGCCGGGCGGCTGCCCTCAGTGTGTGGGAACAGTACGAACGGGCCAAAGCACGGCTGCGTATGCACAACCTGACACCTGAGCAGTACCAGAACGCCTGCCGTGATATCGCTGACGCGCTGGGGGTGTGACGTGAGTAATAAAATTCAGGGTTACGTATGGGATGCCTGCGCCGTTTCAGGTGTGAAAGGCACAAAACTGATGATTATGGTTCGCCTGGCTGATTTCTCCAGCGATGAGGGGATCAGCTATCCGAGCGTAGAAACACTGTCCCGGCAGATTGGGGCAGGAGTCAGCACTATCCGTGATGCATGCAATGAGCTTGAAAAGGATGGCTGGCTGACCAAAAAACAACGCCGGAACGGTAACCGCAACGCATCGAATTTATATTTTCTCAATGTCGATAAGCTGGAAACTATCGCGTTACAGGAAATCGCAAAGCTGAAAAAACAGCGTGAAAATAATGCAATTTCTCACCCTCCAGTTTCTGACGGTTCAGAATCCGACCGGTCAGAAAACCGTAATTCCGGGCGTTTTGACCCTCCAGATTCTGGCGTTAAAGGGGGTTTTCACCCTCCAGAATCTGGAGGCGATCCATCAGTAAATTCAAAACATGATCCATCAGTAAATTCAAAAGAGGATCCGAAGCCTGCGACGCAGAAAAAAACCACGGTGAAATTTGACCCGTTGTCAGTCCGTCCGGAAAACGTCAGTGAACCTGTCTGGCAGGATTGGGTGAAGTTCCGGAAGGAGATTAAAAAACCACTGACGGAAACCAGCTGCCGGCAGATTGCCAAAAAACTGGCAGGGCACCCGGATCCTGATTCCGTGCTGTGTGACTCGATTGCCAACGGCTGGCAGGGAATATTCCCGGAACGCACCGCAGGTCGGAAACCGGCTAAGCCGAGCACACACTTCGGATTCAGCGATAAAAACTACGAGAGCCGCTCTGCGGCATGGGTGAACGGGGGCAAGCATGTCTGACGAACTGACCGCGAACATCCCGCCGCGCTTTGCTGCAGCGACATTTGAGACGTATCATCCGGCGAATCCGGATGCGAAAAGCAATCTGAACATCTGCCGCGAGTATGCCGATACATGGCTATCCCGAAAAACCGCCGGAGAGGGACTTATTTTGTGCGGAACACCAGGAACCGGGAAAACACACCTCGCAGTATCAATCGCCCGTCAGGTTGCCACTGAGGCGAAGGAATCGGTATTTATCACCACAGCGGCGCGTATCATCCGGGCTTTTCGCCGTACATGGGCTGGCGATGCAGAATACAGCGAGCTCGACGTATTGGAAAAATACTGCGAGCCGGGTCTGCTGATTATCGACGAAATCGGGGTGCAGTACGGAACTGACTCAGAGCGCAATATTTTGTTTGAAGTGATTAACGACCGGTATGAGGACATGCTGCCGACTATCATGATCAGCAACCTGCCGCTGAACGAACTGGCACCGCTGCTGGGTGAACGAGTTATTGACCGCATGCTGGAAGGTGGCGCAGTGCTGTCGTTCAACTGGCCAAGCTACCGGAGTAATTGATTATGTTTAGTGAGCAGGAATTAGAAGCCGCTGTCATTGGTGGTTTGCTGGCCGGTGGTGCCACTCAGGATGCCTATGACGTTCTGGCAACACTGCCTGATGACGCTTTCAGTGTCGGGTACTTTTCCAGGGTGTACCGGGAAATAAAAAAACAGGCACTGACGAGTGCGATTATCGATCCGGTATTTATCGCGGATGCTCTCGGGGGAAATGGTGATTTTGCTCATATCATGGAGCTCACCAGAAAAACCATCTCATACGCAAACCTGAAAGGGTATGCCGAAAAAGTCAGGAACTATGCGGCTGTTCGTAAAATTACAGCGCTGATAAATAAATTTCAGAAAGAAATTACTGATGCGGCCACTCATGACCAGGCCGAAAGCGTAATTCAGAAGTTCAGCAGCGAGTTCACCCTGATCACCAGCGAGAAAGAAAGCCTGGTACCGGTTCACCTCAACGAACTGATTGACGGCTATGTTGATGTGCTGGAGAAGCGGAACCGTGGCGAGGGCAGCGGCATGATGATCCGGACCGGTATCGAAGCACTGGACGATAAAATCGGTGGTTTTAACCCTACGGACCTGATTTTTATCGGCGGCCGGCCGGGCATGGGTAAAACTGAACTGGCACTCACGATGATGGAAAAAATGACAACCGCTGGTGACTCTGTGCTGATGTTCTCCATGGAAATGGCGAACATGCAGATCGCCGAGCGTATGATTGCCGGGGCTGCGCAGTTGCCGGTTTCCAAAATGCGTAACTGCGATTTGGACGACGAGAGCTGGGCGCGGATCAGTTCAGCAATCGCACATCTGATTGACCGGGATATTCACATTATCGATGCCAGTAATCTGACCATTGATCAGATATGCGCCATCAGTGAGCGCCATAAGCGCAAATATCCGGCCACAAAAGGCATTTTCATCGACTACCTCGGGCTGATTAAAAAGCCTAAAGCAGAACGTAACGACCTGGCGATAGCTGCGATATCGGCTGGTATGAAAGGCCTGGCTAAACATATTCACACACCGGTAGTGGCTCTGAGTCAGTTATCCCGTGACGTGGATAAGCGACCACTGAACCAGCGCCGTCCGGTGGCTGCGGATTTGCGTGATTCCGGCAGTCTGGAACAGGACGCAGATTATATCTTCCTCACCTACCGGGACGTGGTTTATAACCCGAACAGCCCGGCAAAAAACTATGCGGAGATCATCATCGAGAAGAACCGGCACGGAGAAACCGGAACTGTGTATCAGGAATTTAAAAACGGCCACTATCTGCCAACCGACCAGATTTCAGCAGCAGAAGTAAGCCGTATGCAGCAACAGGCGGAGGCTCCTAAGAGACGCCGTTACGCCGACAAGGCATTTTAAGACCAACAGAGGCAAAGACCATGATAATCAAAGACCCTGTTACGTGCGAATCTCTCGTGCGTGATAACTATCCCCGCATGCCGGATGATGGCTGTGACCATACCAACTGTCACTTAGACCGGCTGCATGCCGCGCGCCGGGCCCGGAAAAAAATCCCGTATCAGTCTGCCCCTGAACCAAAGAAACAGAGGGTGTGAGCATGTCCGGACAATCAAATTAAGTTGCCGACTTTAAGAATAAAGCCGGCTTTATAATAAACAGAGAGTTCATTTAATATTTTATCTTCTTTTACTATACTTTTTTATAAAATTTTCAATCAAGAAGGTTTTCATCATCTTCGTAACAACAGTATACATAATATTTACCAGCTTCTTTCAGAGACCATTTTTTTATGAGAGAAGCTTTTTCTAAAGCAGGTAGAAGTAGCTTAGCATCTTTTTCATTATTAATGTTAAGCGTTGTGGTTTTGTGCCTAAATATTTTTCTAAACTCTTTTTCTTTCAGTTTGTCAATTAAGGTCTTAATGTTTTCTTTCTTGCAATAACTATTTTTTAATAATCGTATTATTATAAGAATGGTAAAGCTGTCGTCATGAGATTGCTCTATTAATGCCAGTAGGATATCACTGGGTAAATTCAACTCATCTAGGAATGTTGGTTGATAATGATTATAATAGCTATGTAAAAGGAAAGCCTTTTCTGATAAAGTGAAGTAATCAGAGTTACAAATGGATGTTAATATTCCTTCAAGGTTATTCCCATTTTGTTCATTAAGGATGTAATCATCTTTGTTATCAATGAAATGATTTTTAAATTTAGAAAACCACAATAGCAATGGCTCAAAGTTTTCTTTGTTTATATCGTTAATATAGTGTTTTATGGCAAAATCAAATGTAGATTTATTTAGTTCTACTTTGTTGGATTCAATTAATCGGCTGAAGTTAATTAAACTCAGTCTTTCATTCCAGTAATTTATATTTATGTTTATCGGTTTTACAATTGCATTGTATGCAGAGTCACTAAGTTGGTTATTGCATATGATATTTATATAAATGAGTTCATAGAGTTCACCCTCATGTACGCTTATCTCTTTTTCACTTAGTGATTGTGCATTATTTTCAAGATATAGGTTGAGTACATCAGGATGGTGAGCTTCATTGATATAATCTAATAATGTTTTCCATTCTGGTATTACATGTTCATAGAGATAAAATAGATCGTGATAAGAGTATTCATTATCTTCTACTTCAATGTTTCGTGGGAACTCATCTAAGTTATCCACAGTAAATTTCATATTTTTTATTATTGATACCTTAAGTTCATCACTTAGTTTTGGATGAATAAGTATAGAAATGATAGCATCATTATTTTCTTTTGAGTTCATAAATATTTCTGTTACAAAAACATCAATGTTATTCTCTATATACTCCTTTATACTTGATAATTGATGCTTACATACTAAGGTCCATGGTAATTCATTTACTTTATCATGAGTTAACTCTGCATTATTTAGTAATCCACAAACAATAATTGGAAAGCTATTTTTATCTATTGGATACATTTTGTGTTCAGTTAAAAAAGATAGTGCGTGTTTTTCATTTTGAGTTACTGGCGGATGAATATCATGATAAATTACACCGAGGTTATTGATGTTTTTTAAGAAATTATCTAGATTAGCATTTTCTACATGTGAAATTAAACCAAATCCCTGACCCTCGATAAAACTTCGATATTTTTCTTTATCAGATGAAAGGTCTGGTGAAATTGATGAAATCATTATTTGAGTAATTAATCTCGTTATATTATTACTTTCTTGATTTTCAAGTATTGTAATCATCTTATCAAGATAGTGATTCTTTCCTAATGAAAATATTACTAGTTGTACAAAGTCGTTGGTATCAGAGAATTTATCTTTTAGTATATTAAAAATAGACAAAGTTTTCGTGTGAAACTCATTAAAAATCATATCAATAATTGATGATAGTGTCGAATGATGATTTTTGTTTTTACTGTTAAGTAATAAAGATATAATTTGATGATGGATAGCACCGGTTCGATATTGATAATTTTGACTAACTAATTCATCTAAAATATCTTTAGGATTATCAAGTGAAAAGTTCCGGTTTACCTCTTCGCAGCCCATATAACGGCCAACTGCTTTGATGTAGTCATTATCATTTACAGATATAGTTCCTTGATGAAAAATAGATCTAAATGTCATGAAATCTTGCATGATATAACCATTGATAAGCAAATAGTAAAGAGCTTCAAATCCACCAAAACGGTATCCATTACGGATGGTCTCTAATTGCTCAGAATCAATAATTGAAATATCGCTACATTTATTAATGTAGGTTTCACAAATTGTTTTAAATTGATCAAATTCGATTAGTTTTAATAAATCAGCTAATGAGATTGAATTTCTAATTCTAATTTTCTCTTTGGTTTTATTAATATTTTCAGTGATAATTTTAAATTCCTTTAATTTATTATCTCCTATGATGTTAATTCTCTCATCATATTCTTTAATGATTGTTTTAGTTTCAATGGGAACATAACCCATGTTATAATTATTATTTCCACATCCTGTATATAAAGGTACATCTTTGCTAAAGAGAGTGATAAATTTATCTTCATCATTATATACATCTTCAGGTTCAACAACTGTTGATTTATTCCAGTAGTGATCTAGCTCTGAAAAGTGAATGATGGACCATAAATTAGGTGGGATAAATCGGCTAATAATTTCTTTACGAAGATCTTTATTTGATGTTGCTGATTCATTATTTATTTTTTCTAGCTGAGCTGTCAATTGCTCTAGTTTTTCATCAAGAGAGTTGAAATAATTCTCATGCAATCTTTTCAAGCGATAGTCTTGAATGAAGCTATAAAGCACACCAAATTTCTTATCAATTAGATTGTAATCTTGTGCATGGATATTCTTATAAAAAATAAGTGAGAAGATTTTTTCTTGATTTTTATTATTATCAACTACTCTTTTAAATAGATTGAATTCATTAACAATATTTTGAAGTGAACGCATATCATTTATATATAACGACATTTGTTTAAGTAGAGTTTGTCCATTGATGGGAAAGTCATTTAGTTTGTTTTTTAGATGAGTATATGCATTTCTAGTATCCATTACTGGAATTACAGGTAATATGAAATCAAAAAATTTAGTTCTGATATCTGCACCAAGGAAAATATCATCCCTACAGGCATAAATAAACCTAACGGGCTCGTTTTTAATATTGTTATTAACTATCTGATTAATTTCACGTAGTTTAATAAATACTTCAGTGCCGCCTAATCTATCTAAATCTTCAAATACCACTATTTTATATTTTGAACGTGTAAAAAAATAAACCATTTCATCAAGGCTGTTATTAAGTAGGGATGGTGGTTCTTGGGGGGATATATCTGCACTTCCTTGAATAAATGCTATTTTATTAAGTTTTATTTTTTTATCAAAAATACCTATTTTAGAGGCAGTCCTAACAATAAAAAATAATAAAATAATTCCTAAGATAATGCTTGTTGTTAATCTTTCTGGTAGAATATTAATGATGCTGTTAATTGTTGCTTCATCGTAACTAAAAAAAGATAGAATTTTTTTTGTAAATAGAAATGCTAATAATAAAAATAACGGGATTGCTAGAGTTAATATGGAAAAAAATAAAGAGAAAATATGTTTTTTATCACGATTTTTTATTCGGTCAATGCGTGAGTCTGGGAGGTTATCTTTTTTTTCTGTATATAAAATTTGCTGGAGTATACTTAGCTCAATGTCAGAGTTTTCTAACGGATTATTGTTACTTTTTCCTGATAATGAAAAATCGGCAAGTGACACATTAATAAAATTATTTTTCAGGCGTGTTTGTAGGTAGGATAAAATTATAGTACTTTTACCAGCGCCATAAGGCCCTGTAATTGCTATGTTTTTAACGTCTGACTTAGTAAAAGCAAAATCTAGAGCATCAAAGTAAGGTTTTACACTGTTATCGGTAATTATTTTAGGAGTTAAAGTATCGTAGGCACCTTGTTGATCTGTATTTGATGAAATATTTTTTTTTCTTGAGAAGGCTATTTTTATTCGGTCTAGTAGAGTCATGTTCATCCCTTATTACTCAATAATTGACTTTTTTGTAATATAATGACTGTTTTTGTAGTGGAAAAAATAAAATATAATTTGTATACACTACCAAAAGTCTAACATCTAACAAAGAGAAAAAAGGATCTTTTAGGAGGAAAATCGAGTGCTAGGGCCGTTATAAACTAATACAAATTAGCAATATTCACTATATCAATGTATTATTCAGGTGCGGGCCTGAACAACCAGCATCCTGAATACCCGCTGTGCCACCGGAGACATTTACATGGCACAGCATAGCTTTATCAAACTACCCAACGATACTCTTGCGCCTGCAAATCCGGCAGCAAGGGATTACCTGCATTCAAAAGTTAAGTGCGGTGATGTGCTGTCAGCAGACTTCAAAAAGGCACGTAACCCACGATTTCACCGTAAATATTTCGCACTCCTGAACCTCGGTTATGAATATTGGGAACCGGTCGGCGGTACCATTTCGCCGGAAGAAAAAGAACTGGTTCGCGGGTATGTGAAATTCCTCTCGTATTACACGGACAATGACGATGCACTGCAGTCAGCAGCTGACGCCTATCTTGATGATGTAGCACAAAAGCGCGCGCAGAATATTACCGCGACAAAATCCTTTGACGCTTTCCGATCCTGGGCCATTGAACAATCCGGCCAGTACGACACCTACGAAATGCCTGACGGCAGCCTGCGCCGTGTCGCCAAATCAATCAGCTTTGCCAAAATGGATGACCTGCAGTTTGGTGAACTCTATAAATCCACGCTCGATGTGCTGTGGAACTTCATTCTGTACCGCAATTTTTCCACGCAACAGGCTGCTGAGAACGCGGCAGCACAGTTATTAGATTTTACCTGAGGGGCAAGACCAATGACCAAATCAAAGACCAAAACAGAACAGCAATGGCTGTCGGATGTAGCCGAACTCGGCTGTATCTGCTGCCGTAACATGGGGTACGGGGCATCCCGCGCAGAACTGCATCATGTGCGCAACGGGCAGGGCATGGGGCAACGGGCGGATCATTATTCTGTGCTCCCGTTGTGTCCGCAGCACCACCGGGCATGCTACGCAACGGGATTCCATGCAGCGCCGGAAACATGGCAGCAGATCCACGGCAGCGAACGTGAATTGCTGGAGCAGGTAAAACAGGAAGTCAGGGAGCTGCGTTTATGTCGGGTGTAATGAGTATTTCAGATGGTTTGCAACTGGATGAAGAGCGCGAGGCCTGGTTACAGAACTGGTTGGCAAGGTTCGGAGCGTGGGTGTACAGCGGTCGGCTGGTGAAACGGCAAAGCAGCATGATAGCTGAATTTATGGCTACAGTTGAGCCACGCAGCTACCCGGATAGACCGACCTGCAGTGATGAAGATGGAATGTTGATACAAGGGGTGGTTGATCACCTTTATCATTTGGACCGTGAGGCGTTTAAAATGCTGTTGGCCCGGTATGTCTTTTGTGCCTCGGATCGTGAAATTGCCCGGCAGCATCATAAGGTCTGTGCGCCCCGCGTCATGGTGCGCAGAAACGGCATGTTACGTTCCCGCAAACCGTCGTTATCTACATGCCGCCGGGAGGTGGACGAAATACTAAAAGCGGCTGAGTATTTATTATACCAACCGCTGGTAGATGCATTTAAAAACAGGGAAAAAGAAAAGATCATGAAGCGAAATAACAAAAACGTGTTGACTTCTTTGAATCAATGAGCCACTATTTCAGGGTAAGTTGCCGTTTTTGTAACTGTACCAACTAACCCAGCCAATGCGCTGGGTTTTTTGTTGCCTGAAAATAGATAAGGGCTGCTGTTAACGCTGGTCAACCCCGGATGAAAAACAGGCCGCAATGATGGAACACATCATAAAAACCGGCAGGTGCGAAGGTGATCTGGTTGCCGATTTCTTTATGGGGTCAGGGACGACACTGAAAGCTGTGCTGGGACATAACCGCTGGGAGTGGAAATGGCAGCAGAACGGTTTGAGCAGACTAAGAGTCTGATATCATTATAGTGATAATGAGTTATTTCCATATCACATGGCTTATAAGCTGAAGAGTCATTTTTGCAGGGCTTTTGTTTACAAAAAAAGGAGAGCGTCTGCTCTCCTTCACGCTTACTATAATTGAGTCAGAGTTTAAAAAGTTTTGATCGAAACGGTAACTTCAAAACTCGCTTTAAAGAGCTGGAATTTTCCAACCAATTTCACTGCGATTTTCTTCGGTAAAACTAACCACTTAAAAAAATTCATGTGAATTTCTCATGCTGTGGGATTAAGGCGTGATTTACACTCAGAAAATTTCTGCTTATACTACTTGAGCATTTGAAAGCAAAAAGACTGATTAGCGAGTTACGCCATTAACTCATTATCAGTAAGATAGAGCCAGTCAGCACGCCATTGCTGGCTGGTTTTTTTTATTGCCTGATAACTGACTATAGGTTAATGATAAATTCAGCGGTGGGCAAGTGTATAAAATCAGGATCCTGTGTGGATAACTTGAGTATGGATATATTTTTTTATGTGTTTAGTTATTGATATTAATGAGGAAATGATCGCGCTAATTTCTCTGATAAGCGGTGATTTTTTAGCATAAAGATGATTTATTTGGCGCTTTATTAATCATAATGGAAATTATATTGATTGTAGAAAACAAAATACAGATGCAACATATTTTTTACATGTACGTGTGACATGCAAGAAAATGTAAATAATTGGCAAATAAATAATCCAACGATCGTCATGTACGCCTTTATTTTATTTGCAGCAAAGGTTAGGTTACTTTTTTATTTTTGGTAAATCACCCGACAAAAATGCCATAAATTTTTCCCAGAAGCTCAGTGTAGTTTCAATAGGCTCATCAAAGGTGAGCCGAGTACGAATTTCTGCGGCACTGACCAGAGATATCCAAACATTCGAGTCACCTGCTTGAATGCACATTAGCTCGTCTGTGAGTTGATCTTCCGGTGAGGTCTGCGCTTTGGATGTGTATAAATTTAAGTAACTAATGGCTTGTTTTCTTGCGGATTCAGATGCCTTTTCAAATGAGAAAGCCATCCTTATTGATGTAATAATCGCAATGGATATACCAATAAACACATGGTTACCTAAATTCCCGATGACGTACGAACCGAGCAACAGAAGTAAAAATGACAAAGTTTTATCTATTCTGCCGAGTAGTACGCTAAACATTGTATGTAGTCGGTATGAATAATAGATTTGGTATAACAGTTACGCTCGGTTCATATATCCTCACTGGTTTTTGTTGTTATCCCCGCTGGATTTAGGAGGGGACTGATTAGTTTGCGTGTTAGTCGACTGTTGCTGCTGTTTGGCTTGTTCATAGATGGCTTTGGCTAGACCCGGGGGCATACTGTCACCTATAGGCAGGCTAGTTTTGTTAATTTTGCTCATCAAAATTTTCCTTATTTAGATTGTTACTTTTAGCGATTTAACAATATCAGATAGGGATTTGCGCTGCCAGTCGCTTAACTGGCACTTATCACAAGGCTGCGCATTGCGTGGCCTTTTTTTATTTCCGGAAGCAACAACAAGAGTACTGTGGTGTAACGGGCCCATCCCCCAATCTGCACCATTTGATCCAGTGCTCTTTTTATTGCTTTCCCGCCGCTGGTGGGATTATCCGAATAATGCTGCAGCCACCTCATTTGAACTTGTTTAAAACATATAACCCGGTTGCGGCATTACCCCTATCACTCAACATACGGAACACTCCGCAGGGGGTGGATATGCGCATGTCTGACAAATATTCCAGCCCTACAGCATACGCCTGGGGGCTTATAACCTCTGCTTTTGGCGTTTTATCCCTGGATCAGTGGGCTATTGTTGCCGGGATCATCTGTACTGTCGGGACGTTCCTGGTGAACTGGTATTACAAACGGAAAGAATTCCAGCTGAAAGCCGGAGAACATCATGAATAACCGATTATTTAAAAAAGTCATGGCTGCCTGCTCTGCCGGTGCGATTGCCGGTGCGCTGGTGCTGATCCCCGCATACGAGGGCGTTGAGTACAAACCTTACCGTGATGTGGCCGGAGTGCTCACCGTATGTTATGGCCATACCGGCAGTGATATTCAGCCCGGTAAGTTGTACACGGACGCAGAGTGCAAGGCGCTGCTACATGACGACCTGACGAAAGTCCGGCACGCGGTTGACCCGATGATCAAAGTGTCGATTGATGACAATACCCGGGCGGCCATCTATTCATTTGTCTACAACGTCGGCCCCGGCGCGTTCTCTCGTTCTACGATGCTGCGTAAACTCAATGCCGGTGACATCGCCGGTGCGTGTGAGGAAATGAAACGCTGGACATTTGCAGGCGGTAAGCAGTGGCAGGGGCTGATTAACCGGCGTGATACGGAGAACGCAATATGTCACGGCACCCTGTAATGCTGATTATCGCCGCGGTCATTCTGCTGACGGTCTGCCTGCTGTCTGGCTGTTATCTGCACTCACTCCCGAATCACTGCAAGCCGCAACCAGGTAATCCGCTGGACGGTGTAATCCACTATGAGTGTATAGCACCATGAAAAGGGTAATCACGGTATTGCTCAACGGCTGGGTGTGGGCGGTCGTGTTCTTCGGGTTGTGGATGTTCAGCATGCTGTCAGCCGAAAAAATGGAAGGCCAACACAAAGACAAGGCTATCACTGACCAGCAAAAGGTGATTGATAACGCCTACACCAGTATCGATATCTTTGATCGCGTGGCCGCGGCGAACGCCAACCGTAATATGCGCGCCGAGGCTCAATCACAGGAGAAGCAGATTGAATACCGCACTATTATCCGGAAAGAGCCTACCTGTAATCTGTATATTCCTCAGTCTGTTTCTGACGGGCTGCTCAGTCACGTCTACGCCATCCGTGAATCAGCAATGCGTTCCGCTCCCGGCATCACTGACACAACCGGTACTGGCACCGCTGCCACCCGCCGACTGACATACTGCCAGGTGGTTGAGTGGATAGAGCCGCTGCTGATGGCACTGGATAAGGCGAACGGGCAGTTAATGGATATCCGGAAAGCGGATACAGAGCGAAGCGGGAAGCCAAGATAAGCGGGCGATGCGGGAGATTGAGGCGGAGAGGGTGAAGTAAAAAAAGCCCCCATGACGAGGGGCACATATAAAAGACTCAGGAAATGTTTATTGTGATTTTCGTGTTGAGTATATCCCCGATAATTCCGTAATTTCAATATGCGGAACAAATAAAAAATGCCCTGTAAGAACAGGGCAAGTAAGCAATCGACAAAGAATATTTACTCTAACTACGATGCTCAATATACAGGCAATTTTGCGGGCGAATCAATAGAGCCTCGCTAAATAGCGGGGCATTTTATTACCAGAGGAAAAGCTATGTTTAAACATGAATTAGGTCAGGTTGTGCAGGTCACCATCAGCGGCGAAGAAGGTCATGTGAAAGCCCGTGCTGAATATCATAACGGCCCGAATCAGTATCTCATTCACTATCTGGCAGCGGATGGCCGTGGAACTGACGGCTGGTTTGAGGAAGGTGAGCTGTCCCCGGCTCTGCCACTATAACCCATCACAAAGCCTGCTCACTGAGTGGGCTTTTTAATTGGTTAAGGAGAAAGCACCATGAAACCGGATTGGGGGGTGTTACAGCAACAGTTCCTCGCCGAGCATTCAGTAACGGGAATATCCCCGAAAGAATGGTGTGAGATACAGGGACTGAATTACGCAACAGCGCGTAGGTACATCAAAAAGCCAACTGCGCAGAGTGCGCAAAAAACTGCGCAAAAGAAAGTGCGCACTGCGCAGAAAAAAGAATGCGCAAATGAACCGGTGCGCAATAGTGACATACCGGATGCGCAGAGTAATGAATCCGACAATGCGCAGAATGATGAAACTGAGTTCAACCTTCGCAATTACCGGCTCACAGACTTACAGGCTCGTTTCGTGACTGAGTATCTTATTGACCTGAACCGGACTGCTGCATATAAACGGGCAGGGGGAAAATGTGAGGGGCATAACGCGTACGCAAGCGCGAGTCAGCTATATAGAAATATTGAGGTGAACCGGGCAATACGGGACGCTCTCGCAGCACGGGAACGCAGAGCCGAAATCACCCAGGACGCAGTATTAAAAATGTGGTGGGACATTGCCACCGCAGATGTATCTGAGCTGACGGAATACCGCCGGTTATGTTGCCGCTACTGCTGGGGCTTTGGTTTTAACTATCAGTGGCGTGATTCAATAGAGTTTGAGGACGCTGTCAGTGAAGCGGCTGCAAAGAAGCAGAAGGAGCCAAACGACAGGGGCGGCTACGGTTACGACAGCACACTGGACCCGAATCCTGATTGCCCCCGCTGCAATGGTGCCGGCATTGGCCGACCTCATTTCCACGATACACGGGATTTAAGGGGCGCAAGCCGCCGGTTATTTGCCGGGATAAAAGAGGGTAAGTTCGGTACTGAGGTTATCACCCGTAATCAGGATGAAGCGCTGAAAATGGTTGCACAACATTTGGGGATGCTGAAAAACCGGACGGAGGTCACCGGTGCAGATGGCGGCCCGATACAATCAACGGGATTTGACCTAAGTGGTCTGACGACAGAGCAGCTTCTGCAGTTGCGAGAAAAAGCGGGGAAATAGCCTCTGTTTAACATAATGGACGTTCCCCGCATAAGCGAAATCAGGTTCACGCAAAAAGCACACTGAACCCGTCAAAAACAATACTCATTTCCGGGCAATATGTCCGTTTATTTTGTTACTCATTTGTTATCAAAAAACCAGAAACAGCTTCGGAGTGATTCGGCGCTGAAAGGCTCGTTTTTGTCATTTTAGGTGATGTGATGGATATCAATGTCGATCTGTTTGATGAAGAAGTTCGCAGAGAGATAGCGCGGCGCAGTCTGCATGAATTTATCCAGTACATTAACCCGGAATACATCACCAGTCACTTTTCGGAAACGGTCTGCGCATCACTGGATAATTTTCTGATTGAGATGATGGCTGGTAAGAGGCCGATTCTGATTCTTGGCGCACCGCCGCAGCATGGTAAATCCGATATTGTGTCGCGGTATCTTCCTGCGTATTTCTTCGGTAAGTATCCGGATAAACGTGTGGGCGCATTGTCCTATTCGTCAGATCTTGCCGGTGACATGAACACAGATGTTCAGCGCATCATGTCGTCAGATGAGTACCGGACTCTGTTTCCTCAAAGCTGGTTAGGTAATAAACCGACTGACGGTGTGGCGGTTAAGCGTAATACCGAAGAATTCGGAATTGCCAATCACAGGGGAACATACGTCTGTGCCGGTGTTGGCGGTCCGCTGACAGGTAAAAAAGTTGATCTCGGGATTATTGATGACCCGATAAAAAACTCAAAGGAAGCGCTCAGTCCCACGGTTAAAAAGTCAATTTGGAACTGGTACGCATCAACGTTTAAAACCCGTCTGTCCCGGAATAGTGGTGAAATCATCATGGCGACCCGCTGGGCGACAGATGACCTTTCCGGCAGGGTAAAAGAAAAAACACCAAAAGCTGGGGTGCTGGCGTTCCCGGCCATCAACGAACAGGGTGAGGCGCTGGTCCCTGAGCTGCATCCGCTGGATAAGCTGCTCGAAACAAAAGCCATTCTCGGTGATTACTTCTGGTCTGCCATGTATCAGCAGACACCGAAACCGGGAGACGGGCAGATATTCCACGAAGAATTCGCCCGGTACTACCTGCCGAAAGATCTGCCGGACACCTTTGATGAAGTCATTCACAGCTGGGATATGACATTTAAGGACAGTGACGGCACGGACTACGTTGTCGGTCAGGTGTGGGGCAAGAAGGGCGCAAATGCCTATTTGCTGTATCAGATCCGCAAACGCATGAGTTTTACCGAAACCCTGAAAGCCGTGAAATTACTGGTTGAGAAATATCCGCAGGCGCGGCGCAAGCTGGTGGAGGATAAAGCCAACGGACCGGCGGTCATAGATACGCTTAAAACCACTGTATCAGGATTGGTGCCCATAGAGCCGGACGGCAGCAAAATCGCCCGTGCTCACGCCTGCACCGCCGAATGGGAAGCCGGGAACGTCTGGCTGCCCCATAAAGATATTGCACCGTGGGTCACCGAAACGGTGGAAGAAATCACAACATTCCCGTTTGCCGGGCACGATGACACCGTGGATGCCATGACACAGGCACTGCGGTATCTGTTCCAGAAGAAAGGCGGCGGATTCTTTTCACGCAAGAGGACATAACATGTGGCCGTTCAGAAAGCGGAAAACAGCAGAGGTTGCCGCACCTAAGCGGTCAGCATTCTCAACGCATTTATATTCAGCACTGGCAGCCGAAACAGGGTTTCAGGGGCTGGCTTTGCCGCAACCCACCATGCAGGGCGTGGCGATGGACAGTATCGACGGCACTGTACCGGCATTCAAAGGCGGTCAGGTATACGGCGTTCCTGAGTCACAGGCAGCGTGGTACGCCTCGCAGATGTTCATCGGCAACAATATGTGTGCGGTGATCGCCAAACACTGGCTGGTTGATAAAGCCTGTAACATGCCGGCGCGTGATGCGATCCGTCAGGGGTATGACCTGGACTGTGACGGCGGAGACAATCACGACATCAGTAAAAAGTTACGGAAGAAGGATAAAAAATACCGTATTCAGCACCACATGAAAGAGCTGATCCACTTCGGGCGCGTGTACGGGGGTAGACTGGCTCTGTTCCTTGTTGAGACATCCAACCCGCAGGAATGGTATGAAAACCCGTTTAACCCGGATGGCGTGACGAAAGGCATGTACAAGGGGATTAAACAGTTGGACCCGCAGTGGGTAACACCGGATTTAACCGATGCCAATTTACAGGATCCGGCCAGTCCTGATTTTTATGAACCGACCTACTGGATTATCGGCGGACGCCGGTACCACAAATCGCACTTTGTGAAATTTGTACCGTTCCCTGTGCCGGACATTCTTAAACCCACTTATAACTATTTCGGGGTGTCTGTTCCCGAACGGGTGTACGAGCGTGTTTATGCATCGGAGCGTACTGCCAACGAAGCACCACAGCTGGCGATGACAAAACGCCTGCTGACCATCGGTATGGCCGATGTTGAGGGCGTGGATAAAGAGACTATCCACGAGAATATGCTGTATTTCATGGAAATGCGGGATAACTACGGTGTTCAGACGGTTGGCTCGAGTGATACCGTTCAGCAATTTGACACCTCACTGGCGGATCTGGATGCCACCATTATGACGCAATACCAGCTGGTATCGTCAGCGGCCTGTGTACCTGCGACCAAGTTACTCGGCACAACCCCGAAAGGGTTTAACTCCACCGGGGAATACGAAGAAGCCAACTACCGGGAGGAGCTGGAAAGCATACAGGCCAATGACCTGGAAGAACTGCTGCAACGGCATTACGACATGCTGCAGCGCAGCGAGGGGCTGGGAACGGAGGAGTTGTCGGTTACCTGGTTACCGCTGGACAGCCCGACCGCTGTCGAAAACGCCGATATTCAGCTTAAGCAGGCACAGACCGACTCAGCGTATGCGGCGGTTGGTGCTGTTGACGGGCTTGATATCCGCAAAAAGCTGGCGGCAGATAAAGAATCGGCATTTTACGGTATTGACGTGAACGAGGACGATTATGCCCCGGAAAATACGGGTACGAACCAAACGGGCACGGTGGGCGGCATCCCGTCAGGCGGTTATGAAGGGCAAGCCGCTGCAATATTCGGCAGCAGCCCAAAGCCGTTACCAGCGTGACATGTCACAACTGATTAAAGGCATGATTGCAGATTACGAAAAGACGTTCAGCAGTCTGCATGAGGATTTTGGCGGTGTGACCATGGATGCCAGCCTTGCCAGCCAGACCAAAATCTGGCTGAACCGGCTGAAACGCAAGTGGGATAAGATTTTTAACAGTAAGGCCGCAGAGATGGCGGATAAGTTCACCTCACAGGTGGACATGAACGCACAGCGCAGCCTGGACGATTCCCTGAAACAGCTCTCCGGCGGTATCACGATAAAAACCCCGGCCATGCCCGAAGCCCTGAAAGACAAAATGATTGCCGCAACGGCAGAAAACGTATCCCTGATCAAATCCATCCCGCAGCAGTTTCATTCCCGTATCGAGGGCGCAGCCTTGCGTTCGGTCAGTCAGACCGGCAGCGGCAGTAAAACCCTGCTGGATGAAATACGGGATATCGGTGGGGTGACAGAGAAACGGGCTAATTTTATTGCTGTTGACCAGACCCGAAAAATTACCACGGCGGCGAACTATGAGCGGATGAAGTCTGCCGGGATCCGCAAAGCAATATGGCATCACTCGGCAGGCAGTGCGGAACCGCGTGAATTACATCTGCGTCTGGACGGGGAAGTATTCGATCTGGATAACCCGCCGGTGATTGATGAAAAGACCGGTGAACGCGGATTGCCCGGACAGTTACCAAACTGCAAATGCTTCTGGACACCGGTTATCGACTTTGGTGAGGAGACATGACAAAGCGAACCTATGACAACAACGGCTGGCTAGAAGTAAAAGACAACCCCATCTCAAAGGCTGGGGTTTTTGATTATCTGGGGGCTGAAATCGGCGCACCGGAGCCGGACAGAATTTACAAAGTGTTCCGGCCGCCGGAGGAACTGGCCAGTGAAGAAACCATTAAATCATTCCGCCTGACCCCGTTCATTGTCGATCACGAAATGTTGGGTAAAAACGCCACACCGGCAGAGAAAAAAGGTATTCAGGGCGTTATCGGCGAAAACGTGTATTACGACCATCCGTATTTGCGCGGGAATATCAAAATTTTTTCTGACGCCGCTCTGAGCGATATCAGCAGCGGAAAAATTGACCTTTCACCGGGCTACCGCAGCCGGTATGACTTCGGTAACCCCGGTGTGTACGAGGGGGAGGCATACGAAGTTGTTCAGCGCCACCTGCGTGGCAATCACCTTGCATTAGTCGATGAAGGGCGCACCGGCGCTGACGTGGCTGTGCAGGATCATCTTGTTGTAACCATTGATACAAAGGAACTTATTCGTATGAGCGAAGAAGACAAAGACAAAAAACAGCCGACCGGTGACGAGAACGGATTTACACCGGAGCAGGTTGAGCAGATTAAACAAATCGTCGTGGCCGCACTGGCTGCCGGTACACCGGCAACGGATGAAAACCCGGAGAAAAAGGAAACGACTGACGGCGATCCTGATCCGGAAAAGAAAACCGGAGATGCCGAAGCCGAAGCGGAAAAAGCCGTTGAAGACGCAGAGGCGGAAGCTGAAAAAGCGGAATCCGGTGACCCGGAAGCGGTAGAAGCGGCGGAAGTGGCTATCGAAACCGCAGAGGAAGCGATTGCCGAAGCGAAAGAAGAACTTGATCAGGCAACAACCGACAGTCTGACGCGTCGCCTTAAGCGTCTCAAACGCAGTATTGCGTCCATGGATGAAATGTCCTCGATGAAGCGCAAAATTGCCCGTCTGGAAAAAGCCAAACCGACCATGGACACCGGCGAACTGTTAAAGCAGATCGGGGAACGTGACGCACTGGCGCACAAGCTGACGCCGTTTATCGGGGTATTTGACCACGCACCAATGACGAAACAGCAGGTGGCGGAATACGGCGTGGAAAAACTCGGTATCCGCTGCGATAAGGGCACGGAAAGTATTGCCCTGAACGCCTGGATGCAGGGGCGCACACCGGACTCACAAAAAGCGCATGCGACGATGGATACCGCCGCAGGTACGGACTCAATTATGAAAAAGTGGGGTGAAAAATAATGGCAATCCCGAATACCGTGGCGAACGGCATGATTTCCGGTGTTATCGGTGAAATCAGCCACAACGGCCCGACCCGCGTGACCGCAGCGGTGATCAGTTCTGCGGATGAAACAAAAAACCTCTTCGGCCGTGCCTACACATACAAAGATGATTCCGTTGAATCCGTGCAGGTTGGCGGTGATGGTGCGTTTGCCGGGATCATGATTAACCCGAAAGCGTACCGTATCGGTGAAGAATACGCCCGTAACGGGACGCAGGGTGAGTTTCTCACCATGGGTGAGATTAACGCCGAAATCACCGCCGGGGTGAAAAAAATTAATGCCCCGGTGGTGTTCAGCCCGGCGGACGGCTCTCTGTCTGCGAAGGCAAAAGCGGAAGCCGGTGATCTGGTTATCGGTTTTGTCAGCCGTCACATTGAGTCAGCGGAATCGCCGCATCTGTGCGTGATCCGTCTGACCGAAATCCCGTACACAGTGGCTGCGAAGGAAGGTGAATAATGCCAGTCAGTAAAGAAAAGTTTTATATGTCCGGCCGCGATATCCGCAAGCACGGGCAACTGAATATTAAGCCCGAACAGAAGTGGACATACAGCGAACTGGATCAGATTGGTTTCGGTGGTCTGGCCGCAATGGACTCCGCGTTAACCGGCCCGGCTATGTCCGGCGGGTTCATTCAGCGTGAGATGTTACAACACGTACTGCCGGGGCTTATCCGTACCGCCACCCGCGTCCGTGTACTGGACGAAATCACCGGCGTACTGAATGCCGGTAACTGGCACGATGAAGAAATTATCCTGAATGTGGCAACCCCGGCCGGAAAGGCGGAGTTGTACGGCGATCACACCAATATCCCGCTGGCATCCTACGGGCAGGATCAGGAACGTCGCGGTATTGTCCGTTTTGAGCTGGGTTTTCAGGTCGGAAAGCTGGAGGAAGCCCGTCAGTCAGCAGCAGGATTTGAGACTGCCGCAGAGAAACGTAATGCCGTTGCCGAAGCGCTGGAGCAGGGGCGGGAACGTATCGGTTATTACGGTTTCAACAGCCCGGACACCCGTGTCTTCGGGATGCTGAATGAACCGGGTTTACCGGCGTATGAGACGGCTGCCGCAAAATGGAAAGGGGGCACGTTTGCCGCCATCACCGGCGATATTACGGCCATGTTCTCGCGTCTGGAAATTCAGTCAGGCGGCATTATTAAGGACGACACCGCCATCACTCTGACTCTGCCGCTGGGCTATCGTTCCACGCTGAATGTGGCAAACCCAGTAGCTCGTGGTGAAACTGTGTACCAGTGGATAAAAGAAAACTACCCGAACATGCGCCTTGTGTTCTCTCCTGAATACGTTGGTGCAAATGGTGGTGCGGATGTGGTGTATATGTTTGCCGAAACTGTGGATGACAGTTCAACCGCGACGAACGCAACGATCATTCAGGTGGTGCCGGCGAAATACCAACTGTTGGGTTCAGAGAACAAAGCCAAAGGCTATCTGGAAGATGCAACCAACGCGACCGCTGGTATCATCGTCACCCGTCCGTGGGCTGTCACCCGTCTGACCGGGATTTAACCCTGTAACGCCTCATCGCCCTCTGCGGAGGGCTTTTTTATTTCCGGGAGAAATTATGTCTCTGTATATCTATTGCACCCTGTCCAACGACCAGAACTATGCCACACCGGACGGTCCGGTATTTATCGCCGGTCAGGCTAATGTCATGACCAAACACATGTACACCCCGCGCGGACGTGTGACTGAAATCAGTGATGAACAGTACACGCAGCTGAAAAATAACCATGTCTTTAAGCTGCATAAAGAAAACGGGTTTATCGCGGTGGAAAACCGCAAAGAGGATCCGGATAAAGTGGCGACCGATATGGAAGCCAGCGACAAATCCGCCCCGCTGACCGAAGAGCAACTGATCGCGGAGGGGAATGAACCGCCGGTCAGCAACAACGGCAAAAAGAACAGTAAAAAATAAGGGGGTTCCGTGAACCCGACCGACTTTCCGTTAATGTCTTTCCGTACCATCTATAAGGCTTTTGCCGCGGTGCCCGATGATGAAATTTTTATCATTGCACTGGAAGCACTGAATTATTTTTCTCCCTGTCGGGGTGTCTGCACAAATTCGGCGTGGATGCTGGTCGTCGCGCATATGCTCGACCTGAACGGCCGTATTGCTGACGGGGAATCACCGACCGGTGTCGTGACCAGTGTCACGATAGATAAAGTCAGTGTGTCCTACACCGCACCGCCTGCCGGTTCTGACTGGTCGCACTGGTTCAAGATGAGCACCTACGGCCAGCAGTTTCTGGCCCTGATAAAACGGTGCAGTGTACCGCGTTACCACGGCGGCGGCGGGGAGCGTGCGGCGTTTCGCGGCGCGTTCGGGCGCTTCACGCGGGGAGGTCACCGGTGACAAAACTGGCGCAACTGAAAGCCGTGTATGACGAACTGGCAAAGAAACAGCTTAAAGTTGGCTTCTTTGCTCATTCAAAATACCCGGACGGTACCCCTGTCGCGTATGTGGCGGCGATTCAGGAACTCGGTTATCCGGCCGGGGGGATCCCGCCGCGTCAGTTTTTTCGTCCGGCAATGACAGAACACCGGCAGGAATACAGTCAGTTAACCGGGCGGGCCGTTAAAGCAGCGGGTAACGGTAAAATCACGGTCACGGCGGGACTGGAGCAAATCGGCGCAAAAGCAGCAGGTGACGTGAAGATGATGATTAAATCGGTCACCACACCGCCGCTTAAGGATGCAACAGTAGCTGCCCGTGCACGGCGGCACAGCAAAGGGAAAGCCACCAGTAAGCCGCTGGTTGACTCCGGTCTGATGCTGCAATCCGTCACTTTTGCCGTGGAGGATAAATAATGTTCGGAAATCTGCACCGGATTGCCTCGAGGTATATTCCGCAGCAAACCGTACTCTGGTACCGCTTCAAAAGCCGCGAGCCTGACGAACGGGGTCATGATCAGAACACGTATTATGACCCGGTTGAGGTTCGCGGGAGCTGGCAGGCGGTGGATACTCAGGACATTCAGTCTATGGGGCTGGACACCAGTCAGGTATACCGCCGCTTGTATACGTCCCACGATATCAGCGCCATTCAGCGCGGTGCTTCACCGGATTATCTGGTCTTCGGCGGCAAACGCTACGATGTGACCGGGGATGCCGATTGGTATGCACAGAACGGCTGGAAGTCGGTTATCTGTATTGAGGCAGGCAATCATGACGGATAACGATGTTGAGATTGCTGTCCGGAAACAGCTTCTGGCACAGCTGGCGCAGGCGGGTATCGATATCCCGGTCAAAGCGGGTTTTCAGTCTGCAAAACAGGGGCGGGAAGATAATTTCGTTATGTTCTTTCCGGTCGGTGAAAATCCGCAGGGCTGGCAGAGACGCAGTTATAACCCGCAGGGCAGTGATGCCGGTCACCTGGAAGCACAGCAGTATGAAACAACATTCCAGGTGCAGGCATTTATCACCGAATTCAGCGGTTACACCGCAAAAGATATCACCTCCATCGTCCGGATGATTGTTAATTCATTGCCCTTTGTTGAAGCGCTCAGAAAACAAGGTATTGGTGTTCAGCGGGCAACCGGTATCCGAACCCCCTATTTTCTGAATGACCGGGACAACTACGAACAAAACCCGTCTTTTGATTTTAATGTGACTTATACCCGCACACTCCGTCCGGAAACGGCTGCTGTTACCGCACTGTATCCGGATATTCACCGCATATAAGGTTTTACTATGCCAATTAAACAAACCCGTTACGTTGATATCGCGTCAGCGGTTATCGGCGCGTCTGCCGTGCCGATGCGTAAGCTGACGGCGCGGTTATTTTCCACCAATCCTAAAATTCCTGCCGGGCACGTACTGGAGTTTGCATCCGGTCAGGTTGATGAACTGTTGGGTACTGACTCTCCGGAAGCGCAGTTTGCACGGCAGTATTTCAGTTATGTCAGTCCGGCCCCGGTCAGTAAACCGAAAGAATTGCAGATCGCCTCTTACGAGCCGGTCGGCCGGGCTCCGACATTGTTCGGGGCAAAAGCCGGAGCGCTGGCTGATCTGAAAATGATTGCTGACGGCACGTTGTCAGTGACATTCGGCAAGGTCACCAAAAGCTACAAAGATATCGATTTATCCGAAGCCAAATCGTATGCCGATATCGCGTCACTGATTCAGGCGAAACTGAATGCCGAAAGTGAACCGCAGTTTTCCGGGGCGTATCTGACCTTTAATGCACTCGACAGTGCATTTGAACTCAGCGGCGGCGTGCAGGAACGTGCATCTGTCAGCGTGGGGTATTCCGTTCTTGCGGATGCGATGGGGCTGTCAGCCGGACGCGCATCCGAGGGCAATCCGGCACAGACTCCGCTGGAGGCATTCAAAGTTGCGGAGCAGGTTTCGGACTCCTTCGGCAGCGCCACATTTCTGACAGACCTGTCACTGGATCAGGCCGTCACGCTGGCACAGTACGTTGCCGGAGAGAACGTGAAATACCAGCTTCATCTGAGTGTGACAAAAGACAATGCCGAAGATTTCAGTGCAGCGCTGATCGGCACCGCGTCAACCGGCCTGAACCTGAAAACAGAAAGCGGATATTTTATCCAGGCGCTGCCGATGGCGGTGATGGCCGCCACAGATTACGACCGCACCAACGCCACCACCAACTATATGTTCCGTCAGCTCGGCGTGACATTCCCGGCGCAGGTCACCACAGATCAGGATGCGGACCGTTTCGATAAACTGCGGGTGAATTACTACGGCGAAACCGCTGTCGCCGGTTCACAAATCCGCTTTTATCAGCGCGGCTTCCTGTGCGGCGGCAGTTCTAACCCACTGGATATGAGTGTGCATGCCAATGAGCAGTGGCTGAAAGCGTATATCGCGCAGCAGTGGTTCAGCCTGTTACTGGCGACACGCGGTATTCCGGCCAACAAAGACGGCGAAGCCCGGGCTCTGATGGTCATTGCCGGTGCGGTCACCAAAGCCGTGGATAACGGCACCATTCTCGCCGGTAAAACCTTAACGGAAGTACAGAAAATCGCGGTGACGGATGCGTCCGGTGATGATCTGGCCTGGCACGATGTACAGGACAAAGGGTACTGGTACAACGCACAGATTGTTGAAAGTACCGGTGAGAGCGGGTTACCGGAGTACGTGATGAAATACGTGCTGATTTACGGTAAGGGCGACTGGGTGCGGAAGGTCGAAGGTTCACACAATTTAGTGTAAGGATAAAATATGAATGATGTCTCAGCAACCGGCCTTGCACTGGTGGTACAGGCCAGCAAAACATTCCCTTCCGGGATTTTTATCACACAGTTTGCGGACGATGCGGATCCGCTGGATTTACCGGCGGTGGATATCGCGCAGACCGGTATGGATATCAACGGCAATCTCGTGAGCTGGTCAACGCCCACACCGCAGACTGTCACCATTAATGTGCTGGCCGGCAGTGAGGAAGATCAGAACCTGGCGATTCTTCTTGAGGCCAACACGGCGAAAAAAGGCCGCCGTCATGCCGGTGACATTATCACTATGGTGGCCTCTTACGGTGACGGCTCCACCACTACCGCCCGTAACGGCAAAATTACCAACGGCAGCCGGGGGAACTCTGCGGCCAGTGCCGGGCGTCTTAAATCCAAACAGTACACCTTTGTATTCCAGGATTTTGACTCCACGCGTAATCGTTAATCACCGGCGGGCATGCCCCGCCTTTTTTTACGGAAAAAACATGCTGATTAAACCGAAAGAAGTTCAGATTAAAGATGTGGACGGTATTGAAAAGGCATTTGTCATCAGCCGTCTGCCTGCGGTGACCGGCCGGGAAATCCTTGCCAAATATCCGCTGTCCAATGCCCCTAAAATCGGGGATTACGAAGTCAGCAAAGAGGCCATGCTGAAAATGATGGCGTATGTATGCGCAGTGGCTGACGATGGTGAAGAGATTCCGTTAAAGACACAGACGCTGATTGATAACCATGTGCCTGATGGTGAATCCCTGATCCGTCTTGAGCTGGAAATGCTGAAGTATAACACCAGTTTTTTCGGGACCGGCGGGAACTCCGGCTTCCTGCCTTTCCTCATCAGCAAGGTCGGCAGTTCACTCCCGTCAGTTATAAAAACGCTGATGGCTTCTTTGCAGTCATCATCAGCGAAGGATTCGCCACCCTCACCGAACTCAAAACCACAGTAGATCTGGAAGAAGCGATGGACTTGTGGGAAATCGCGATCATTAACCGCTACAACGAAGCGCTGGCCGCTTCAAAGGACCGATAATGTCATTGATGGATACCTTTGTTCAGGTCTTTGAATTTGATACCCGGCAGGCTGACAGTGCATTTGACCGTGTGCAGCGTTCAACGGATGACATTATCGACGGGATGAAGCAGGCGCAGACTGCCGCGCAGCAGGGGGCTGATTCTCTCGGCGGCGTGTTCACTGAACTCTGGCAGTCATTACAGGGGCTGTCCGGTGAGCACGCTGTTGATTTTTCCACGAACGCGGCTGATGTGGCAGAGCAGACCGGGGCGGTAAAAGCGCAGGTGGATGCGGTAACCGATTCCCTGTCTGAACTGGAATCTCAGCAGGCGGGATCTGATGCCGGATGGCAGGATATTCAGGCCTCACTGACGGGTACGGAGGCCGGTTATCAGGCGCTGGTTCAGGCAGTGGCAGCACTGAGCAGTGACACCGCCGTTCTGACGGATGAGGAGAGTCGCGGTAATGCAGTCCGGCAGCTGGCCGGTGGCATCATTAAAGCACTGCAGGGGGATTACCGTGAACTTGTCCGGATTGCGGAGGAAGCAGGTAAAAACAGCGTTGCAGCAGGCAACAGCGAAGTCGCGGCACAGAAAAAAGTACAGGATGCACTGAGCAAAACAGACGTACAGTACCGGAAGGCCGGTGAATCTGTGGCCGGATTTGCCAAAAAAGCCCTGGCAGCCGTCGGCCTGTTTATGAGCGCATCTGCCCTTGTCGGTGAATCCGTTGCCCGTGCCGCTGAAATCGAATCCCTGGATAAATTCGGCAAAAAAATCAATGTTGCCACGGCAGATGTGGATGCCTTTGCCGGGTCAGTGGCTGAACTCGGTGGTACCCGCGAGGCGGCGCAGTCAGACATGGAAGCGATGGCGAAATCATTCGGGTTTGCCGGTAACTCTATGGAAAAAATCCTGCGGACGGCTGACAAAGTGCAGGGTATGAAATTCGATAAGGCCAAAGCCACACTCGGTGCGCTCGGTGTGTCGGATGATAAAACCGTTGAGCTGATGATGAAAGGCCGCAAAGAACTCGAACGGATGATGGGGGTACAAAAGGAATATTCCGGTATCACCAGAGAGAGCATTGAGCAGTCTGTCAAATTCAACAAATCCATGCAGAGTTTTAAACAGTCCTCCGGTCTGCTGAAAAACAGCTTTCTGGAGATGGTGATCCCGATCCTGGCAACCGGCCTGGAATGGGTCAGTAAATTTGTCGGTTTCTGCAAAGAAAACAAAACCCTGATCACGGGATTTTTTATTGCAGTCGGTATCGCACTGGCAACCTATTACGTTCCGCCGATGCTCGCGGCTGCGGCGGCCACACTGGCGGCAACATGGCCGATTATTGCCATTATTGCGGTCATAGCCCTGCTGGCGGCAGCGTTTGCGCTGGTGTATGACGACATCATGAATTTCATCGACGGTAACGATTCGATGATTGGCCGGATACTGGATAAATACCCTGCGCTGAAAACTGTCATCCTTGCTTTGTGGGATGCTTTTAAAGTCCTGTTTGATTTTATTAAAACGGTTGTGAAAGTTGTGGCGGATATTGTGGTGGACGCCTACAACATCATGAATAAAGCCCTGAATGACTTTATCGGCTGGCTGACCGGCAGTATTAAAGGGGTTATGGCATGGGGTAACGATTTCGGAAAAGTGTTCAGTACCGTTTCAGATACCGTTGTCGGCATCTTCAAATGGTTGTGGGAGCAGATAAAATCCTATCTTGATTGGATTGGCAAAGGCCTGGATAAAATTAAAGAGGGATGGGCGACCTTAAAAGGCTGGTTTGGTGCCGGTGATGATGTCGAGGTTGATCAGACCGTTAACCGCACGGTGAATGAACAGGGGCAGATTGGGTACGACATGCCACCTGAAAAAACGATCAGTGAGGAGGACGCGGCAAAAATGGCGCAGGCCATGACCGCACATCTTTACGGTGTGTCAAATGACCCGATGAACCCTGTCACCAGTCAGGCGATCAGCAATCAGTCGACGACCAGTAATGAAACAAACATCAGTATCGGTGAACTTAAGGTCGAAACACAGGCAACGGATGCACAGGGTATGGCGGCGGGAGCCAAAGATGCACTCGGATCTCAGTTGCAGGACTTTGGACATCAGACAAATACGGGGCTGGGGAAATGATTACGGAAGTGAAGATATTTGATACGGAATCCTTCACTACGCTGTTTGAGTCAGTAAATCCCGTTCAGCTGAATGTCCGGGATGAGCATAAGGCGACGCAGTTTCAGGTGGAATCCGGTGAAACCCGCAGTGACCATGTTGTGATTAACCCGGTGGAAATCGGTATGGATCTGATACTCGCCGGCGAACTGAAAGACGCCTTTGAAGCCATGCAGCAGGCTTACGATCAGCATCAGCTTGTCGGTATTCAGACCAGGGTAAAAACCTATCAGCCGATGCTGATAGTGAATTTTTACCACGATGAAATCCCGGATATGGCGGACGCGGTGAAACTCTCCCTTCGCTTTACCGAATGGCGGACGGTTGAGCCGGAATACGGTGAACTGCCGCCGCGTAAAGTCGCGAAGAAAGAGCAGAGCAGCACGGTAAACCGGGGGAAAGTCCAGACAAAAGAGGCGGACACTGCCACGAAGAAAAAAGGGTCTGTTGCAACCCGTATCGCAGATGGTGACTGGAGTCTTTCATGAAAATCATACCACTGAATGCGGCTCCCAATCAGCGTCTGCGGGTTACCCTGGACGGACGGGAATGGGAGCTGACGATTAAAGCCGCGCGGCGTGTGATGTGCTGTGATATCCGGTGTGATGACCGGGTGATTGTTCAGGGGATGCGTATTGTTCCGGGGCAGCCGCTGATACCGTACCGCCATCTCACTCACGGCGGTAATTTTGCCCTGCTGACAGAGGGGAATGAACTTCCGTGGTGGGAACTGTTTGAAAAAACACAAACACTGATTTATTGGGGGAGCGATGATTGATTTGCGCCGGATCCGCTGCGGCATTGAACTTAACGGGCGTATGCAGTGGTATGAGGGATTGCGTATCCGGGCCGGGGGCACCAAATATGCCAATCCGCTGCAGAACGAATGCACGGTAAATATCGACGGACTGAACGCGGAAACCCGTACCATGCTGCTGACCGAAACCAGTCCGTTCGCCGGCAATAAATCCTCACCCCGGATTGTTGTTGAGGCCGGTCGAGCCGGTACCGGTATTTTCCGGATCTACACCGGTGATATTGTCAGTGCCGAAATCTCATCACCGCCCGATGTGACGCTGACACTGAAGGCGAAAACCGGCAATGCCAGCGCCCGGGATATTGTGTCACCGGAAGGCAGGCAACTGGCAAAAATGAGTGAGATTGCAGCTGATATTGCCCGTGACTGTAACGTGACCCTGAATTTTCAGGCAACGGATAAGAATATCGGTAACTGGTATTTCTGCGGTCCGGCGCTGAAACAGGTTGAACGGCTGCAGGAAGCCGGAAATGTGAAAGCGTTCATTGATGATGATGTGCTGTATGTCAAAGACAGTGATAAGGCACTTTCCGGAAGACTGCGGATCCTCAGTCAGAAAAGCGGCATGGTCGGTATACCGAAAGCCACGGAGAAAGGTGTTGATGTCACCTACCTTATCGACGGGGAATCCTCCCTCGGCGGTATGCTGCGTCTGGACAGCAAATATAACCCCGCCCTGAACGGGGATTACATTATCGAGCAGCTCAAATTCGATATTGCTTCTCACGACGATCCTTTCTTTTATCAGGCAACCTGCAAACGGGCCTGACACGGGCAAAACAATGAACAAACCAAACAGTGACCAGGCGAATGACGGCAGTCTCGCCGGGCAGTTTATGGCTGCGTTCCGTAATCTGCTGATGAATATTGATGACATGCTTCCCGCTACCGTAGTGAGTTACGACGATGCGACAAACCGGGCGGTAATAAAACCGCTGGTGATGATGGTCACCACGGAAGGGAAGCGGATCGGGCGTGGTGCACTGCCTAATATCCCGGTATTCCGGTTTGGCGGCGGCGGGTTTTTTATCCGGATGCCGGTAAAGCCGGGGGATTTCGGCTGGCTGAAAGCGAACGACCGGGATATCAGCCTGATTTTTCAGCGCGGCGGCCTGGAGGATGAACCGAATACGGCCAGGCTGCATACATTCAGTGATGCCATGTTTTTCCCTGACACGCTCAAAGGTTGGGTGATCGACGGCAAAAACGCGGACGCACTGGTTATTCAGTCAACGGACGGTTCTGTATGCCTCTCGCTGCATAATGATAAAGCCGTCTTTGACGGCCCGAAATTTATCTCTAATGCGCCGGAAAATGAATTTAACGGCAATGTGACCGTCAACGGCAACCACGCCGTCAACGGCAACAGTGAATCAAACGGCGGCACCATGAGGCATAACGGCAAAGATATCGGTTCAACGCACAAACACAGTGGTATCCAGCGGGGTAATGAGGATTCAGGGGAGCCGGTATGAAGACCTTTGATGTGAACGGGAATAATGATCTGTTCACCGGAAACGACGGCAATATTGCCATTGTCAGTGGTGAACCGGCGGTAAAAAACGTTTGTGCGCAGTATGTGAAAGCGCTGCGCGGGGAAATGCTGCACAAACAGGATAAGGGGATCCCGTACTGGAAAACCACCTTCGGGCGACAGGCTGATCTGCCGCTGTTTGAATCCGCGTTCCGCGAGCGTATGCGGGAAATTCCGCAGGTGACCGCCGTCGTGTCATTCAGAGCCACGCTGAATGATAACGAACTGAACTATTTGGCTGTCCTGCAGACAGAATACGGGAGCATTACGTTAAATGGCTGACTATAAATACATTACCTCATCCGGTGTGATTATTCCGGATACCGCAGAACTGCGGGCTGCAGTTGAGGATGAATTCAGAGCCGTATTTGGTCAGGATCTGGATGTCTCCCCGGAAACCCCGCAGGGGGCGCTGATCACAATGGAAACGGAAAACCGTGATGCGGTAGTCCGTAATAATGCGGAACTGGCAAACCAGATTAACCCGGACATTGCCGGCGGTGTTTTTCTGGATGCCATCTGGGCGCTGATGGGCGGACAGCGCTGGGATGCCACTCAGTCGATACTGACGCAGGTTGAATTCGGCGGCATCCCCGGAACTATCATCCCGAAAGGTTCACTGGCTGAAACGCAGGCCGGTAAGCAGTTCGCTACCACAAAAACGCTGATTATCGGTAAAGACGGGAAAATAACCGGCGATCTACGGGCGGTTGAAACCGGGCCTGTTGAGTGCCCGGCCGGTAAATTAAACACGGTGGCAAGTTCGGTTCTCGGCTGGGAAACGGTATCCAACCCGACCAGTGCGGTATTGGGGCGTGTTGCCGAATCTGATTTACAGTCCCGCCGCCGCCGGAAACTGACACTGGCAAAAAATACCGTCAGTGTCGGTGAGGCGATTACCTCCGCGTTATATGAGCTGGAAGGCGTCCGTTCGCTGGCATACCGCGAAAATTATACTGATACCCCGATGAGTCTGGACGGTGTCACGCTGGTGCCACACAGCGTATACGTGTGTGTTGAGGGCGGGGAAAGCGGTGAAATTGCCCGTGCTCTGCTGCGCACCAAAACGATCGGAGCGGCTTTCAACGGCAGTGAGGAGGTTGAAGTACCGGAGCCGGTCAGCGGACAGACTTATACCGTAAAATTTGACCGGGCAAAAGAGATTGTCCTGTTCTGCCGCGTGACAGTGAAAAAAACATCACTGGATGCGCAGACGGTTATTCCGGCGGCGGTTGAGTCATGGGCCCGGGGCGAAACCGAAGGGGACGGCGGGCTGGTCGTCGGCCGCGAAGTTTCCCCGTTTGAAATATCGGCCGGTATTAATGCTTCTGAGCCGCGTCTGTTTGTCACACGGGTGGAACTGTCAACCAACGGCACGGACTGGTCATCCGATACTTACCCGGTAAAGCTGACTGAGGTTGCCAGAATCAGCCGCAGTGCGGTGCAGGTGGTATTTGTATGACACAGACTATTCAGCAGTTAACATTTCACTCCGATCTTCTGAGGGCTATCCTGTGGCAGTACGAAGGGGCGGATAATCTGAAAGCGCTGGCCCGTTTTAAATCGGACTGGTTTGAACGGGCAACCGTCAGTTTCTGGCAAGGCTGGTACCGTGATGTGTTCAATATCGATACGGCCGGTGATTTCGGGTTGTCGGTATGGTCCCGTATCCTCGATGTTCCGCTGGGGATCGATATCCCGCCGAGTGAAAAAGAAAAAATCGGTGTCGGATTCGGGAAAAAGAAAGCCAATTTCCGGGCAAATTTCCGGCGTAATGCCGATTACACCCTGTCACTGACACCAGAGCAGAAACGGCTGATTATCCGGATGCGATACTTTAACCTGACCCAAAGCCCGACTGTCACCAATATCAATGAATTTCTTAAGCGTTTTTTCTGGAATGAGGACAGTAAAGTCTTTGTGCTGGATCCGCTCGATATGACGTATATGTACTACGTCTTCAACTTTAATCCGGATGAGCGTCTGCGCGTTCTGCTGGAAAACTTCGATCTGATGCCTCGCCCGTCCGGGGTGGGCGTCAAATACCGTATTGTGGCTAAAAAAGCCTTCGGCCACGGCGAACACCGTAAAAACTTCCTGGAAAGTAACTTCGGAGAATAATCCCCATGACAAAAATATTTAAAATCCCCTTTGCAACACAGGGGGATCGCACTGTGGTGCCTGATGAAGTACAGGCTGACGGTTCACTGTCTTATACTCAGGGCTACGGTTACGATTATGAGCGTGACCAGGCAACCGATCCGGCGGCCAAAGATATCGAACGTGAGAAGATGAACGGTATCTTCCATGATATTACCGGTGCTGTCGGGGAAATACAGGCTTTCGGTATGCCGGTATGGGCGGAGGAGGGTAAACCCTATGCCATCCGCAGTATCGTGTATCACAATAAAAAAGCCTGGCAGTCAAAGATTGAAAACAATAATACCGAACCGGCTGCCGGTATCGCATGGACGGAACTGAAAGCTGACCTGACCGCCGGTGATATTGATGCATACACCAGAGGTGAGGCAGATAAAAAATTCCAGCCTCTGGGTAACTACCTGCCTGCCGGTTATAGTTACTCAAAAGCTGAATCTGACACCAATTTCCAGCCGAAAGGTAATTATGCACCTGCTGGTAATTACGCGTTAAAAACGGATGTTTATACCAAAACAGAAGGGGATGGACGTTATCAGGCGAAGGGTAACTATGCGCCTGCCGGGGATTATGCTGTAAAAGGTGAGAGCTATACCCGGCAGGAATCAGACGGACGTTATCAACCGAAAGGAAGCTATCAGGTCGACGGTTACAGTTATTCAAAAGCTGAATCTGACACCAATTACCAGCCGAAAGGCAACTACGCACCTACCGGTAATTACGCCATGAAAGGTGATAGCTACACCAAAGCAGAATCCGATAATAAATACTTTGATGCTCACACAAATGTATTAAGTGTGGATCTTAATTCGTTGGGGGCATCAAGCCATGCCGGAATTTATTATCAACCTGCAAATGCTGGAGCCACAGAGGCGTATCACTATCCGATATCTGAAGCAGGCTCTTTGTTGATCACACAATCTGCCTATGGTTGTCAGCAGGAATATACTGCATTTAGCTCGGGGCGAAAGTTTGTTCGTGGTTTAACAACAAGCTGGAACGGTAAGGATGGCCCGTGGGGAGCATGGAGTGAATATTCTCGTCTTGGTGTGAGCTATACCAAAGTGGAATCTGATTATAAGTATCAACCAGCGGGTAACAGTTATTCAAAATCCGAAAGTGATGGACGTTATGAGAAAAAAGGAGCAGCGAAAGGCTGGCGATGGGTTGGTGGTTATGGAAATGCCAGCAGTTCAATATCCATGTCAGAAGATGTCAGAGGTAAGCAACTCTATTTCCAGTTGACAGGATCCGGCGGAAGTAACTGGACTACAGTATGCATGCCGCCGGTCGATAATATTGCACTCTATTTTTTCCAGGGCACTGCCGGATGGGGTGTTGTATGTACACAGGGCTCAGGAAGAACATTGAAGTCAGTAGGTGGTCAATATATAGAGTGGTCATCTGTTTATGTAGCAGACTAAAAGAAAAGGCACGTGGTATAACTACGTGCCATAAATTATTTTCGGAATAATATTATATATTTTTTGTTTTTTGAGAATGTCATTCTGAATACTATTTTTTCATCATCCTGCAATGGCATTTCACCGAAGTTACTCATTTTTATAAACCGAGATAAGATGATTTTATTAAAAATATTAATCTTATCTTTTCTGGAGTGTGATGGCAGCCATGAACCAGAAAAATGATGAATAGAAAAGTTTACTTTATCTTCTTCACTGATACAAAAATAATGTGATGGAAATATTATTTCTGTATTGCTTAATTTTAATGTTGAATCTTTATCATATTCAGGTTGTATATTGAACCGAGATTCCAGATATTTTGTTATTCTCTGCGTATTAGCCGTCAGATCCAATCCCCGCTTTGTTTTAAAAGAAATTTCATCATAAATGTCAATGAGGTCGCCGATGATTCGGCTGTTCTTTTTAGCCCCCATTACTGCTGATGTAATAGGCCAGCAGTTGTTGTTATAGAATTCATGACAACTGAAGAAATCAAGATTCATAAATCTATCAAAATTATTGGTTACTTCCACATCGGTATCAAGATAAATACCACCCTCATGGTATAAGGCATGTAATCGGATATAGTCAGAGACAAAAGCCCATCTTTTGTTAGCAAATGCTTCCTCTGCATATTTATTGCTTATACCTTTAAATTTCTCATTGTTCCATTCGATGATTTCATAATCAGGGAAATGTTTTTCCCATGTTGAAATGCAATCAAGTACAAGCTGAGGTTTAGGCTTGTTACCAACCCAAACATAATGAATTTTCTTAGGTATGATATTCATCAT